ACTTGGTCGTGGTTGTCTATGCCCAAGCTGGTTAGCGTTGGGGTGGAGACAGGAAGGTTCGTCAGGTTTGCACCGGATACCGCTGGTAGAACTGCTGGAAACCGTCCGTCTGGAAGAGTGCCTGTGCTTAGTGCAGACGCATCGTTGGATGGCGGTACGTTGTCCAATGCGCTAGACACAACATCACCGTTGGCGTCCAGCAGTGACGCGAGGTCGTTAGCTTTTGTCATTTAGGTTACTCCGCTGCTGGGAGGGCTGCTTCAGCCTCTGCTTGTCGCACTGCTGCGGTCTTTACGATGTCGTTATCAAATGCGTAGTCAACGATTAACTCGCGTGTCGCTGGTACTTGGATGCCGTTGTCTAGGCAATGCTGGACTGTTAGCTGCACGATTTCATCGTTAGCAATCCTTGCACGTTCAGTCACCGCGTTCTCGGCCCACTCAGACGGAGACAATGCAGCGTATTCTAGTCCTTTGAACTGAGTGTCTGTCAGTTCGATTTGTATTGTTTGTGTCATTGTTTTTACTCCGTTTAACCTATTAAGTATCCTGAGAAATGCGTGTACAAGTTTGCCCCGCCATATAGAGAGAAATAGGACGGTACATTCACATCGACATAATCACCTGCTTGTAAGTATATAACGCCGTGCCAATTCCACCTGTGATGGACGCTTGTTCCGTTAGAACCATACACAAGCTGATGCACACTTCCGTTTACCCTGAGTTCGTATTCGTAATTATTATATGTACCAGCGTTGCTGCTCATATGGTTGAGTGAGATAAGATAAGAACCAGTAACCGGAGCAGTAAATCGACCATTTGTATTATTATAATGATTACCAGTGTTATGGTAAGCATTGGGATAAACATAAACTGCACCACTGACATCGCCCTGACTGCGACTTGCCGCAAAGCTAGGCTGATACGGCATCGTGACAATACCTGCTGCGTTAATACGCAAACGTTCCGCTGAACCAGCACTCACATCTGCAAAACGTAAACCATAGTTATTCTGTTCGATTTTAAAACTACGAGTGCTGCCATCAATACGAACCGCCGCATCACCGCTTGCATTTTTAATGTGTAGCAATTCAGAAGGCGAACCACCAATACCAACTTTTCCAGAGCCGTCAATTGCTAACGCTAAACCACCGTCAACAACGCTACCGCCAGAACCTATAGACGGCAGGGTAGTAGAGTTGTTGCCATATAAGATTGCAAACTTGTTTGCCTCATATGCGTTGGTGATTGCATAGGTTCTTGCGCCACCTGTGTATCCAGAAGTGGCATAGAAATTAAGCATACCGTAGCTGCCGTATCTCTGTGCGCCAGAGATAACACCAAAGCCACTTAACTCTGTAGAATAGTCGGTCGCAGAGGTAATTCTGTTTCCTAGCCTTGTACTTCCCTTAACATCTAGGGTTTCGTTGGGGGACTGACCACCTATACCGACATAGCCGTTTGAACTCATATAGATGCGAGTTGTCCCACCTGTGCCCAAAGCCATAGTGTCTGCTGCTGGGAAATGGATGCCTGTGTTTGTGTCAGAGACATTGGCAATCATAGGGCTACTTGCGTTACCACCAGTGCCTGAGTAGATGCGTCCAGCTGCGGCTGTTTGTAGGTTTCCTAATAATGTTACGTTACCAGAGCCATCCACAGTGATATCATCGTGGTTATCAATACCAAGGCTGGTCAGGGTTGGTGTCGGGATGCCTGTGAGGCTAGAGCCATCACCTGAGAAACTGGTCGCAGTAACTGCGCCACCGGCTGTCACTGTAACTTGGTCGTGATTGGCAATCCCAAGACTACTCAAGGTTGGGATGGTGATACCAGTCAGAGCAGAGCCATCGCCACTGAAGGCAGTCGCAGTCATTGTGCCATTCACAGTAACATTAGACTGGAATGTACCACCGTTGGTAGCAGACACCATGTCAGCCGTTGTGAAACTCTTGAACGCTACGACATTGATTTCATCACCGGCAGCGGCTGCTACTGCGAGTGTAATGGTCGAGCCGTCTGTGGCGGTATAATCCGTGCCTACCTCAAGAACGATACCGTTCTTTGTGACAATCAGATTGTCTACTGTGTAGCTAAGAGTGTTCGAGTTGTCGTCTGAACCACTGAAAGCAGTCTGTGATGCTGTTGCGGTGTAGTGGTAGTTAATCAGAGATGCACCACCGGCTGATGATGCTGCAACCCAAGATCCACCATCGTAAACACGCATCTCATTGGCAGTGCTATTGAAGTATAGGTCACCTTGGTCAACCGTTAGCCCAAGACCAGTAACGTGTGTCTGCGCTGCGCTGTCTGTTGCGTGAGGGCCATAGTATCTGTCCTCGAAGTCGCTGAATACTGCCGCTGCTGAAGCTGCACTAGACGCTGCTGCAATCTGAGATGCAGAGGCTGCTGATGCGCTTGTATTGGCTGCTGACGCTGAGTTAGAGGCTGATGTGGCATCTAGGCCAGTTTGCACCCTATCTGCTGCTGTAGCGATGGTATCGGCGGCTGTGGAAGCGGCATCGAGGCCAGTTTGCACACGGTCACTTGCAGTAGCCGTGGCATCGGCAGATGACGATGCGGCTGAAGCGGCTGCGTTGGTCTCTGAGGTTGCCGCTGCGTTGCGGCTAGACAAAGCTGCCGCTGCTGAATTGCTCGATGACGTTACGTCCAATCCGGTCTGAACACGATCTGCTGCTGTCTGGACGGCATCGGCACTGGTGGCAACGCGGTCTAGGCCGGTCTGAACACGATCTGCTGCGGTTTGCGTGGCATCGGCAGATGTCAAAGCGGCATTGGCAGACGACGATGTCGCTGCTGTCTGTGATGTAACGGCAGAAGCTGCCGCCGCTGATGCGTCTGAGGAAGCTGAAGCTGCGCTATTGGCAGCGGCGTTCTTGCTGACTAGGGCTGCGGCTGCGCTAGCGGCGGCATTGGTTTCTGAGGTTTGCGCGGCGTTTTCTGAAGCTAATGCTGCAGCCTCTGAGGCAGCGGCGGCAGCTGCTGATGCTGTGATACTTCCTTGAAGTTGTGTGTTTGTCCCGTTGTTTTTGAAAAAACTAGATGAAGCTGCCATTTGATAAGTCCTCTTTAATCAGCATATGTGTAGGCTGGCTGCATGACTTGCATACCGCCATTCAGCTCTTGGTCATTGCTCTGTTCTTGTAATTCGGTGAGGAACTGATTGAACTTGGTTTCAAAAACTGCAGAGCGTTCATCAAGGTAAAAGTCTGCAGCGTATGATAATGCTCCATATGCTATAAGGTCTGGAGCAACAGCTGCCAGTGTGTTCTCGTCCGTGTTAAGGGTCATCGGTGCGAATTCACTGTAATAATAAAGTACCAATTCACCTGATGTTGGCTGTGGGTGCAGAATGAGGTTCTGTTGTTGGCGTGTGAAATGCTTTGGGCTTCCTTGAATTGGGTTTGCAGCATACGGCCTCATTTTACCCATCGGGATACGTTGCAGCTCTTTATCATCAAAATAGATGCTGATGATTTCTAGGAAATCTGTTGGCAGAGTAATCTGAGGTGTGGTGGTCGTGATTGTATAAGTTGACACACTTTCGTTCAGTGGTGTTCTCAGCTGCCTTTGGATACGGGCGATAGATTGGTCGATGAATGTTGTGGTAAGGGCTGGTGTAATATCCGAGCGGTTTAGTAGTGCCTCGAAATGACTTTTAATATCGCCGTAATTCATAATTTAAGCCCTGCCCGTTCTTTTTTTCTTTGGTTTCGCTGTCTTTGCAGCTGCGCGAAACGCAGCATCGCTCGGCGCACCTTTGCTGCCAACCTTGCGCGGCGTTTTACCCGCAGCACGGCGTTTGTGAATGTTTGCGTATAAGCCACTCATCTAAATCACCTTGTCTGTTGTTAAAAAGCCGTCCAAATTTTCAGCCTTCAATCTGGCAACAATCTCTGCGCCAGTGATGTTTCTATCTGCCATTATGTCGAAACCTTCACGCCTCCACTTTTCAACTACTACTGTTGGAATTGAGGCTACACGCATGAAATCGCCTTCTCGTTGACCTCGACTAGCGTCTCGCTGTTGTTTAAGGCCATCCAGATACCATTGCGGTATGTGCTGCGTGTGTTTTCGGGTGAGTGTTTCGTCATCTTCTTCAACGAAATCGGTATTGATGCCGATAAGGTTCGTGTCATGTTTTGACATGAGTTCTCCTATTGGTGTTTTTTTTGGGGGGTTAAGAGAGACGAGAGGTGCGACAAGGAGAGCGAATTCGCACCCCTCGCCCTCTAACTGGTTAGCTTAGGCCGGTAATCATACCTGAGTCTGAATACGACATATGCTTGAGTGAGTATTCCCCCACGATTGCATGACGGTCACCATCTTGCAGCTTAGCCAACAGTGTCCGTGTAAACGGACGCAGTACGCATGAGCGGAACATGGTTGGGTCGATAAGCAGAGCGTGAGTGCTTAAAAGGTGACGGTTCAAAATGACGCGGTATTCACCGTATGGGCTGACATAGAGATCAATCGCATTGACTAAAGTCTTGTTGTTGTCATTGATTTCACGGCTACGCCCAGATGCCGCCGTAAAGCCCGCAACAATCTGTGCGTCTTTTGGGGCGATCATAAAGGTGTTCGGGTCTGAACCATTGTTGTAACAATCCTCACCCAGCTCCAGAAGCTTTGC